AGATTCACTATATCCTTGTCTGCTTCTATATAGTTATTCACTTCAGATTTGAGTATTTTACCTTGTGGTGGCAAGCGCCAACCTTTCTCATGAGATTCTTCTGTCGGCCCGAGCGTGAAGAATTCCAACTTCTCGAGCTTGAGTTGCTTAAATTCTGCTTCTTGTTTACGAAGCAAGAGACGCTCATGCGTAAAGATCTTGAAATACTTGTGATGAAGTTTTGGAATATTAAGAGCTTCATCACCAAGCTCAGAGCGATTGATCTGGGAATCCTTTTCCCATTCTGCATAAATGTCATCAATTTTCATAATAAATCCTATAAAACTTCGATATCATACCTTAGATATTTAAATTCTACACTACATTCTATATAATTGACACTAGTATCTGTGCTATTAAACTCAATATCTCCGATACTCACTGGAAATGCATCATAGAAAGTAATCATAATATTCGAGTTCATACTACTATTCATGATCTGTAAATTCAGATCGGAGTAGAGTGTTCCTGTCGAGCCGGCCCGTGAATTCTGTACAGCTTTATAAGCGTCAAAGCTAACAGGCGATGCCAGAGCCACCATCCAATTATAGATCTCGAGATAATCTGTCATATCTTCGTTCAGACGAAACGTAATATCGAGAGGACTATAAGTAAGCTTGCCAGTCACTGGAATCGGCACGAACGGAGTCGGGCTTTCTCCGTTACTCATCTGCACGCCAGGAAAACGAATGTTCTGTACATTGTAACTGAGCGCAGGTGCTCGCGCAAGGGTAAACTTGTAGCCTAAAGGTGACAGAAAGTTTTTGTTTATATCATTGACGGCTGTCATATCTTTCCTTTGGCTGCAATATCCATTATACACACTATTTATATATTGTACATGCCAAAAAGAAGGGGAGCCTTTCGACTCCCCTTCCAGTTTTTAGGTTGGTTATTCCAACTCTTATATCACATCAAGTTGTTAACAAGAACGCGACGATAGTACTTGTTCGAATCTTGCTCAAGAACAGCTGTTGTCGAAGCAGCAGTTGTGCCCTTGGCGAATGGATTCGGTGCCATGCCGTAACGTGTCTTGAAGCCAATCTTCGGTTGGAATGAACCTGGATCAACCGCACGAACCATTTGCAGCGGAACGTAGGGGCAATAGAAGAGACCGGCATCGAACGGATTCGAACCCTTATAGCCTACTACCAAGAAGTTTGTACCGGCATAAGGATCGATATAAACCTTAATGCGACCGCTGATAACACCAGCAAATGTGTTGCCTGTGTCGTCAATGTTCAGCGAAGAAGTGTTCAGAGCAGGAGCGTAATCAAGAACACCAGCCATTTGAAGTGCCGAAGCAACGTCTGACGAGCAGATGATTACGTTACCCTTACCGCGACGTGTTTCTTTCGCAATCTTGTTGCATTCACGTTCGATCTGGAACAGAAGACCCTTGAACTTTTCAACTGACCAACGGCCGTTTGAGTCGGTGTCAAGATCGAAGATACCCGATGTTGTAGTACCTTCAGTTGCACCGCGCTCAGCAGTGATGATGATCGAGCGAACAACTTCACGGTTGATTTCCGCAAGGATTTCACCTGAAAGGATGTTCGAAAGTTCGGCTTCTGCGTCAAGACCGTGAATTGCCTTCAGATCTTGTGCAAGTTCTAGGGTGTATTCTGCCTTCAGAGCACGTGTCTTAGCAGATACGGTAACCTTCTCGATTGAGAAGCCCATTTCCGGGAAGATGTATGAGCTATTCGCGCCAAGAAGTTCTGCAGAACCAACGAGAAGACCCATTGTGTAGTTGTAGAACGAGTTGCCAGCGTTGTTTGACGAGTCAGGAGCTGTACCAACTGTGTTAGCACCAACTGCAGTTGCTGAACCAGCACCTGTGTTAGCAGCGTTAAGACCAGCACCAAGACGCGAAGCGTGACCTGTGTTGGCTTCGTTGTAGAATGCTTCTGCAACACTCGGATCTGACGAGTTAGCATACTGCGAACGCATTGCAAAGATAAGGCCGGTTGGGCCGTTCATTGGCTGAACGCCGCAAACATCATAAGCAATTAGATTTGGCATCGAACGACGTACGAGCGAAATCAGTACCGGATCGAAGTTTGCAATATTTCCGCTGCCTACGGAGTTGACGTGACCGTCACCTTCGCCAAGCATTTGCTGTGAGCTACCTTGGCCAGCAGCCTCGCGCAGCGCACGCTCTGTGTTCTCAAGCACAGTTGCGGTGACAAGACGCTTGTGAGCATCTTTAATTTCCGGAAGATCCGAGTGCTCGAGCACTGGCTTCCACTTGTTATTTAGTTCCTCAGCTAACATTTAATTCTCCCTTTATCCTTAGGATTAGTTTATTATTTATCAAATTAAAACTTTTTGGTTCTTGAAATCGCGCTGACATAGTTTGCCATTTCGCCAACTGCTACCGGCTTATCGACATCAGAAAATCCATCAGTGGCTTCTTCTGTGATAACGCCTGTATTCACCTCTTTCTTTTCAGAGAAGTACTTGCCCTTCAGAATGTCGAGCTTCTTTGTATAAGACTCAGCATCTGTGAACTCGATACCTTCTGCAAGTGTACGAAGCTTTTCTACCTGTGTAGCAGCAAGACCTTCAGACACTTCGTCGAATGTTGCTTCCATTGTAGCTTCATCGATTACTGTCTGTAGTTCTAGTTGCTTATTTACAGACTCGTCGAGCTTTGCTTCTAGCTCTTCAAGTTGTGCCTTCAGTTCACCAACTACATCAAGCTTTTCTTCTGGCACTGTGATGTAAGATTCAGCAAACAGATTGTAGAGTCCTTCCATGAAGTTCTCTGCAATATCGGCGCGGATTGTGGATTCGATAGCAAGCTTGTTATCTTCCATCCACGATTCTACTACATAGTCGAGATACTGATCGACTTTTGTAGTGATCTCTTCTTTGATTTCTTCTACTTCTTCGTTAAGACGAGTTTCGAATTCTTCTTCGAGACGTGCTTCTTCGATCGAAACGCGGGCTGATACAGCCGCTTCGAAGATTGTTGAAAACTTTTCTTTTGCTTCTTCGGTCAGATCTTCTCCGGCGAAGACTTCGTTGATGTCTTCTTTTACCGCGTTGAGTGTAGGCATTGGCATTTGTCCCATGCCAGGAGCTCCACCAGGAGCGGTAGCCGAAGGAACACCGTCAGTGCTATATTGCTTAATCGAATCGTTAAAGAAGTGCGAAAGATCTTCGCCCTTCAACTGTGCAAGAAGTTGGCTAAAAGTAGCCAGCATTTCTGCACGCGTTGGATTTGGCTTCAGCGTTTCAGAACCAGCAGATTCATCGATACCGTCATGATCGATATCACTCATATCTTTATTTGACATTTTTGACTCCTTGTAAATTTTATTTATTTATTCTAAGTTAGATTTTAGAAATTTTATTGAGGAAGTTCTCAAAAATTTCAAACTTTTTAGCTTGAAGCTGTCTTGAAGAAGATGCTTTTTCAATAGTGTTTACGGTTTGCTCGAGAACAGCTGCTGCCTTTTTCTTTGCAACAAGCAGATCGTCTTGCCATATCCACTCTACGCCTTCCATAATTCCGTTGACAAACGCATCAGGAGCAGATGGATCTGCAACAATATCAGCGGCTGTAGCGAGATAGAAATCGTCTTGAACTTCATTAATGCCTTCTTTATTTAGCTTCAATGAACCCATACCTCTGGATGATACACCAAGCTTCACGCCTTCTCCGATAAGTCCCTTGGCAATATTACCCATTGGAGTATCCATGAGTTTCGCTCGACCTACGAAGTTTGCGCCTTCTTTCTTTAAAGAAGTGATCATATGAGATACACGGTCGAGGTTAATCGACGGACCATCAGGATGACCTAACTCGCCGAGAGCTCTACCTTTCTGAATATAAGATTCGTCGTAACGATTCACTTCTTTTTCGAGAGTCTCGACAGGATACATACGACCGTTACGGTTCTTAATGCCGCCTTGCAAGAAGATACCTTCGATGTATACGTTCTTCTTCCCGTCTTCACGGGCTTCTGTGATACATTTGAGATCTTCAAAAACTTCTGTAATTAGCTTCATGTTCTTACCTTATCCGAGATATTCTGTTGGAAGAGTACCGGCTTTTTGTACTTCAAGCAAGACGTAGCCATTCGCAGTACCTACGAACTCAACCGTAAGGTTTGCTGTTTGACCGACAGTAAGAGCCATACCTGAACCCGCGTAGTCTACATATCCAGTCGAATCATAGATTGCAACCGGAGTTGAACCGCGCTTGATTACAGCATAACCTGCCGGATCAACTCCAAAGAAAGCTTGAGTGATGTATACTCCGCTAAGTACTTCGTTGCCGAGTGCAAGACATGTAGCAGTAGAATCTACGTTAGTTGTGATGCTATTGCCTGCCACTTTAATTGTGGTATTGGCAGCAGAAACGTGAATAACGGCCGAAGTATTTTTCTTATTTGATGTAATAGTAACAGCCATTATTCACCTCTATAACTGATTGAGAAGTCCAACATTTGCTCGATGCCTTCTGCTGTATCGCAAGCTAGCATGAATTCACGTTGATTATCTTCGTTGAGTTTCTCAAAGACCGATACCATCGTTCTCTTATGTACTTCTGCAAGATCATCTAGTTTAACAAGTAGACGCTGTTCTTTATTCATTGGCAGCTTGCCACGTTCAGCAGTCAGCTTAGCTGCAACTGCCATCACTTGACGCTTCTTCTGTGACTTACCTTGGAACTGAGGAGCATCAGACTTTTGAAAATCCTTGACTACAGTTCCCATCGAAGCTTTCTTCATGTCGAGTTTTTCTTCGAGTTCAGCTTCTTCTTTGGCCATTACTTTGGCTTTTTCAATGCCTGCCATTCTACCACCGTATGACTTACGGCCAGCCAGTTCACGACCCTTTTCGCGATAGTTCAAAGGTCCTTCATTATCTGCAATAGACTTTGATTTCATTCTATAACGGCGAAGTGTATCGTGTGATAGTTCGTCGATTTGCTCGACTTCTTCTTTATTAAGAACAGTACTTCCGGTATCACGTGCTCTATTAATTTTAGTTCTTGCTAATGATAGACTGTTGCTTTGTTTGCTTTTCATTTTTATGCCAGCATCAACAGATTGTCCTGGCTTTCTACCACCACTAAAAGCGGTTCTAGCTCTCTTATCGCCGTAACTTTTCATGGTTCCAATTGAAAGCTCGTCAATTTGTTCGGCCTCTTCCTTGGCAAGTTGGCCCTTCTTACGAAGTTCTTCTCTCTTTTTTGCCATGTGAAGCTGGAAAGCTAATTTAGCATCGTCAGCCGCTTCAGCAACCTTTTTCTTCTTCCGAAGAAGATGGAAGTCATGCGCATCGACCTTGCCGTTCTTGTTGGCATCGATCTTATGCTGAGCACCCTTCAGCTCTTCGTATACTTCTTCGTCTTGACCAGGATTGTAGCCCTTACGGTGCTTCGGACGATCGGCCATCTTGACCTTCGAACCCTTAAAGAGTTCATCGTCATTGCCGTTGCGGTCAGCAGTCTTCGCAACTGCGTGCTTGTCAATGAACTTCTGCTCGTCAGGATTCTTGACGACCATCGGCCCAAGCTGTCTTTCATTTAAGAAATCTTTAAGCGTCTTCGCCATCGTCGTCTTCTTCCTCTGTGTCTAAATCTTCTAGGTC